ATAGCTATCAATCTCGGCGCAGGCACAAATGGCAGCTTGTAGCGCCCGGCCAGATAGCTATCAATCTCGGCGCTGGCATCAATTAGCGCTGCGTCCAGAATGCTGTGATCGATCTGGCCTGTGTTTGCAGGATCTGTGAGCGCCAAGACTTCGGCCTGACCAAACAGACGCACCATATCGTCCGGTGTGGCGTAAGTCATGGCTGTTGCCTACTTGCGTTTGCGACCGGAAGCAGCCGCAGCGGGCAGTACGACAGTGCCCGCTACATCCGTATCCGTCGGCTGGCTCTCGGTCAGGTCTTCGGTTTTGGCAACATCGATTTCTGTCACCAAAAGCATCGGGTCGCGCACGATCGCCGCACGCTGCGCCGGTGTCAAAGCATCCGGTGCCACATCGCGCGGCTGCGCCCCAAACACAAACCCCGCACGTCTGAAACCCTCGCGCCGGGCAACCACGCGCAATACCTTGATGGTTGTCATGGTCTTGCCCCTTACGCCAGCCAGGCGGTGGACACAACGTCCACCACATCGCGGTTGATGTTGGTCGCACCGGCCGCATTTCTTTCGGCCTTGACAATCTCCAGCGCGGCCGCCCGATCCTGGGGGCCGACCACCAAAAGCTTCGGACGAATCCCCAAGGGCCTGCCGTGATCGCCCTTGACCGACTGCATCGCCGCGTACGCATCGTTAAAACTGGCCGCATCCAGCGGTTCGCGGCTCGCATACGCCAGTTGCCACAAGCTATATCCCACATTGCAACGGCCATCGGCCCCATAGACGAATTCATTGCGGTTAAACACGTTTTCGTCGGCAGCATCCTGCTTGGAGACAAAGGCGTAGTCGCGCCGCTTTTGTAAAATCAAAGGCTTGATGACCCGGTTCGTATCGAGCAAAAACCACGGCCTGCCGCTGCCACCCTGAAAATTGCTGACCGACACCTGACTGCCTTGCGCACCTACCAGGTGATCCGTATCAAAAAAGTATTGACCGTCATAGCAGACTGTCGAAAACCCGTTTTTGAGCAGATCAAAGATCAGCAAATCGGGGTGCTCCTTCGCGTCTTGACCCAACTGCGCGACCATCGGCGTAAACACCCCGTATTGGTCATCTTCGATCGTCTCGCGCGGCACCGCCACCGTGTTCTCAAACGTCTTGTTGCGAATGCGGTAATCGTGCACCTTCAGGTTCTGGTACACACGCTCGCCGACCCATTCGCGAAACTGCGTCGATTGACCCAGCCAGGGGTAAACGTTTTCCGCAGTCGTGGACGGAATCGGTGTTGCCACCTGCTCCCAAACACTGTTTGCCGCCTCAAAGGCTTGGGTAAACGTCAGATTGAAACCCTTGTACAGGGCGCTTAAATTCTGTTGATTGATGATCATGTAAAACTCCCTGCCTTAAAACTCGACCCAGACGCCGTCACTGTTTACGTCGCGGATGACGCCCGCCACAAGCTGCGCGGCATCGGTCACCAACGCTACCGTCTCGTCATCGATTGCCGTCACCGGCTTGCCGTAGTGACCCTTGGTAATCGCCTGGCCCGATTGCTTGAACGCAAACACCCCGCGACGCACGGCGATAAAACGTGCGCCCTCGGGATCGTTGCGGTTATCCACACCTTCTGCCGCCACACCCAAAATGCCCACCGCATCACTGCCGCCCGCAGGCACTGCATGCCCCGTGGCCGTCATCCCCACAATCGATCCCGCAAAAATGCGGGTGTCGGCCGCCACCAGCGGCATGAATGTCTGGCCATCGCGCCGGGGCGTATCCCTGTCTTGTGTCAAAGCCATGGTTGAACTCCTGTGATTAACCGTGTTTGGCGTACGTTTCAGGCGCAATGCCCATCGCGCGACATACCGCCAGATCCGAATCCGATAAATTCAGGGTCTTGTCCCCCACCTTGATTCCTGCCGTCTGTTGACCGGTCAGTGCCGCAATCGGTGCGGCCTGATCCACAAAGGCGCGTAGCGCTGCCATATTTGTCTTGCCCAGATCGCGCGCCCAGGGTTCGAGCGCAGGAGTGAGCTTTTTGGCCGAAAGCGCCGCTGTGACCACTTCATCGACTTCGCGCGCCACATGATTCGCACTGAGCGCGTGGATCTGCTTTTGCAATTCGGCCACCGCCTGGGCGGGTACCCATCTGGTCGGATCGGGATTGCCGCCCGCTTTGATCGCGGCTTTCAGTGCCGCAATCTCTTCGTCTTTTTCCTTGTCGGATTTTTCCTTCCCGGCCTGATCACCCGTTAATTCCTCGACCTTGGCCTCGGCGGTTTGAAGTTTTTCGGCAAACGCGTTCAACTTTGCCAGTGCCTCCTCCTCGCTCGCATCCTCGGATAAACCAAGCAAGGCAAACAACGCCTTCAATAACGCATCCATCGCAATGTCCTCTCGGGGTTGAAAAACCGTCAATGCCGCTAACCGCACCGCATCCATGCCCGCCAAGGCCGGGTGGTTCGTTAACGCCACGTGCAAAATGTCCAGGGGTCTGCCCGTCTTGTCGTAAGGGATGACAGGCGAGATGTATCGGTATTCGCCATCGGCTATGTATTGGCGCGCCCGAGCCGTCCAGTCCACCCGCGCATACAGTCCCTTGCCCTCGCGCCAGATCAGCTCGCGTATCCACCCAGCTGCAGGCGCAGGCTGGCCATTGTTCTGTGCCTCAAGCGTCTGGTGCTCGTAGTCGATCACCACATCTGTTGACTTGGCCTCAAACTTGCGGATCAAATCGGCGGCAATCTCGGCATCGACGTGCCAAGCCTCTACATCCTCGGGTCTGCCGCTACCGTCGGCTGCGCGAAACTTGCCCGCAGGCAACACCTGAATTTCGCCCGCATGCGCCTCGGAATCACCCAACGCGACGCTGAGCACCGCCAGGCGCTGGCGCAGGGTTTTGAGTTTCGAAGAGGTTGTTTGCTTTGCCATGCCGACATCTTGCCGGGCAGACAAACCACAAACCAGCTGAAAGGTTTCAGTAGGATCGAGGATGTTTTATGGCAGGGGGTGCCCCCGCTTTTATCCTCCGGGCGCAACCAGAAGCGCCAGTCCGATCCGCCAATGTCATTTAAACCGTTTTTAACGCATGTTTAACGGGGCTATTTCTGTCAGCAGGTACCCAAGGAGGGATAAGGGCTTCTGACGCCGCCACGGGGCAATTTCAAGGCGTGGACATTTTTAGGTGTCCAGGGCTGCGGCCAGATAGTCCGATACGATTGCCTCGATTTCGGTCGCATCGGCATCAGACACCCCCAAAAATGGCCGTGCCGGAATTGTCACGCTGGCCACAACCCGTCCACCAAACGCCAGCGCCCTGGCTGTCTTCGGCCGGATCGTGCCGCCAAACTGGTGCATCGCCGCATACTCCATGGGGCTACCGACCAGAACCGTGTCGCCCTCTACCTGATAGACAATTTTGCGCAAATACCCATTCAGGGTCAGGATCTTGTCGGGATTGCTGGATTTGCTTTGACGGTAGGTTTCAGAAAGCGGCCGCCAGGGCTGACCCTGCGGATCAGTCTGCGTCGAAAACCGCTCCGAGGTGCTGTTGCGCATGTATTCGCCAATGCCACGCAGCACAGGCTCCGGCCGCTCGGTCGCCTGCGCCAGGCGCGACAAGGTCTTGTTAAACCCCGCGTGGTCGATCTGTACCTGTACGGCTTTGCTCATCGAAGGCTCCACTGACTATAATGAAGATCCGGTGCGCAGGACTGGCTCGGATTGCCCATAGTCCCGCTGCATTTGGCCAGCCGAATCCGACGGTTGAGACCCCCTGCCTTACTTGCCATACCAAAGCTTGCCCGAACGCTGGCGATTCAAATACATCAAGTCTTTGGTATTGAAAAACGTCCACCCCTCAAAGAAACCGCCTCCGGCCTGCACCACGGCCAACAGTCCTTGCCCCTTGTCTATCGCATAGGCTTTGATCAGGCGGCTGCGCAGCGCGTAATTGCCCGTGCGTGCGTCGCGGTACAGATTCACCCAGACCTCCCACGGATCGGTCAGCAAATCGGGCAGCAACGGCACATACCGGGCGCGGGTCGCATTCGCCGCGATGTGCGCGCCCAGCGCATGTGCATCGACCGTCACGGGCAGGCCATGGACATCATAGGTTTTGGTGTCCGCACCCAACACGCGCTTGACATGATCAACCATGGATACGCCAGGCTTGATCTCTGGAGTGAGCGCCACCGGCGGC